CGACGACGACGAGCAGCGAGCCGCCTACGACCGTGCCGCAGAGTTTGCCCGAGACAACGCTGCCTTCCACGACATCATCCAGCACTACGACGACACAGCCAGACCCAACCACGACGACATCGACTTTGACCCTGCCGGAATCGACAACCTCGACGGAACAGAGTACGACCAGCACGGTGTCGCCGTCATCCTCGTTGACCCCGACATCATCTCAAACATCTCCACCTTCATCATTGCGACCTACGAGCACGGCGGTTTCGACAACATCCCTGACGACTACGAGTTCGGTGTTGGCCCTGAAACCTGTGGCCACAACCCCTCCTTCGGTCGCTACTACTGGTGTGCCGACGACGACGACCTCCCTGCCGATTGAACCAGAAACACCTGAACAAGCCATCGAGGTTCTCGCAGAAATCTCGACACCTGAAGAAGCGCAGGCTGCTATCGAAGCGATTGCCGCCAACATCGATACCCTGACCGGGGAACAGTTAGATCAGATCGCCCAGGTCGTAAGTCAGGCCCCCGTAGAGGTGAAACGGGAGTTCGAGGAACAAGTCAACATTTTCGGTGGGGGGCTGGATTCTTACGTTCCGGCGGACTCGAACGTGACTGTTGCCCAGCGTCGGGCGCTTGTGGCGGTGGGTGCTGTGCTGGCTGCGGCCCCCGTATTGGCGTCCCGACGTAAATGATAATGTCGCTCTTATGAGCAAATACTTCGCTGCCCTTGCTACCTTGGTGGTTGCGGCCTGCTCCAGCGCCTACATCATCATCACGTTATCGGGCCAAACCCGGACTCAGGCGTTGTGGATTACTGGTATTCTGCTCACCGCCACGGTGCTTTTGACTGCTATCGAGATGAAGGATGAGGACTGATGTATCCCAGCCGCAAGTTTGTTACCCCTGACGAGTTGGCGAAGTGTCCGAACGGGGACATTCCGGCGCATCTGTTGTCGAACATTAAGCCGTACGGGCAGTTGTATTGGAAGGCTGCGAAGGCTTGGGATGCGATGCTGGCGGCAGCGAAGGCTGAGGGTCTGGAGTTCTCCCATGTTGGTGCGTTGCGCACGTTGAAGGAGCAGGAGTCGCTGTTTGCGTCCCGTTACAGCACCAAGTCGTCAAAGCGTGTCCCGCAAATCACCCGTACCTACAAGGGTAAGACTTGGTTCCTTAAAGATGGGATGGCTCCGGCTGGCACCCCCGGCACCTCAAAGCACGGGTGGGGTTGTGCGGTCGATGTGGCTGCTGTCGTCAACAAGAAACTGATTAACCTTGGCGGGTCACAGAAGCACGTTGATTGGTTGAAGGCGAACTGTGAGAAGTTTGGTTGGGCGTGGGGTGTTGGCGACCCGAACAACAAAGAGTTCGAAATCTGGCACCTCGAATGTTACGATTGTGACAGTCTTCCTGCCGAAATGGTTGGCGGTACTGTCGAACAAGCAACGAAGGTATCCAAGCCCACCCGCAAGGAGAAGAAGGGCAGAAAGGGTTTGAAGGGGTGACATGGCTAGAACTTTTGTTTCTCTTGCTGTTCTTGGTTGCGCTGTGTGCATTACTTGCATTGTTGGCGCTCGTCTTCTCGAAAGACGATGGGACCATAAAGGGTTCTACGAATAATGGAATTGATAACGGTTGCGGTCATTGGCGCTGTCGGGACAGTTCTTGCGGCGCTAGTACAGGGGATGCGGAAAGAAAATCGTGACGATCACGCTGTCGTCGCTGATTCGTTAAACCGTATAGAAACCAAGTTAGATAACCACATCGACGACCACCTCAAGGGCGACATCTGACCTGCTAACCTGCGTCTCCTTATGACGCACTCAGACATCGAAATCCTCGTCAAATACCTCCAGAAAGCGGTCGTTCCGCAGGCCGATCAGGCCGCATTTATCAAGGCTTTTGAACGTCTGATTGCGCTACGGAAGCGTGTCCCGGTAGCCGCATAGTAGGCTTCGTTTATGGGAAAACATCTTCTCATCTGCCCCGACTGCGGTAACGCTTGGCCCGTGGAAGAAGGCCGTTACTGCTGGCTGTGTAAATCTGAAGGTGAAGAAGATTGGACCGGCGATGGAGAATGACCACCAGTTCGTTTTGATTGTGTGGGCTGACGCTCACGCTGGCGAAGGACATTGGGACACCCTCGACCCCGACGACAAGGACGAGCATCTTGTTCGCACCGTTGGGATGCTTGTCGCTGAACAAGACGGCGGGAAACCGAAGCATCTGACTGTCGCCCAGTCGAAATCCCCTGACGGGTTTTTCGATCATGTCATTCATATCCCCTCAGGGATGATGCGTTCTGTGACATTTCTCACACCTTTCACGAAACCTATTGACAACTAGCACACCCCTTCTGTAAGGTACGGCGCAATCCGTACAACAACAGAAAGGGGCTTTAATGCTCAAGCGTTACCGCATTGCCAAACCGGAACACGGAGGCCAGGACTGGCTGACCATCAGGTTCCGAGACGAAGAAGGGAACAAGCGGGTGTCTGCTTCGGCGGTCGCAGCAATCTACGGGTTGCATCCGTTCGTCCCGATGGACACCTACGCAGCAGAGTTGATGTCGGAGGTTCCTCCGGCACCTATCCCTCCGAACCCTGCTATGGAACGTGGCAACCGTCTCGAACCGTTCGTGATGGAATGGGCATCCGACAAACTGGGTGTGCCATACATCACACCTGATGAGATGTTTGTTGCCGAATCGAAAGGCGGTGCCCGCATGGTCGCCACCCTCGACGGTTTCTACGAAACAGCAGACGACCGGGCTGTCCTCGAAATCAAAACCACCACGAAACCGTGGGAAGGTGAACTGCCCGACTACTGGCGTATCCAAGGAATCCAACAGGCGATCTGTGCCGATGTAGAAGAAGTCACTTGGGCGGTGTTCGACCCGTCAATGCAACTCCATCTTCATGTTCAGAAGATCACGCCTGCCGAGCAGGCCGAACACATCTCCGCTGTCGAAAAGTGGCTGAACGCAATCGACTTGGGCATGACACCAGCCGGTGTCAAATGGTCATACGAGACAATCAACCGCCGCTACCTGAAAGCAGAGCCACGCACCGAAGAAATCCCCGTCGAAGCACTCGATCTCATCCAACGGTTGAAGCACGTTAAGGCCGAGGCGAAAGCGTATGCCGAACTGGAAGACCAGTTGAAAGCCGAACTGTGCGACTTGATTGGTGAAGCAGATACCGCTACCATCAACGGCACGGTCGTCGCTACATGGAAAGCACAGACCAGGGACTCACTCGATATCAAGGCGTTCAAGGCAGCGATGCCGGACATCGCCCGACAGTTCTCTAAGCAAACAACAACAAGAACCTTGCTTTTGAAAGGAGCAAAGTAATGGAAGCCAAACCTGCAGTACAGATCATTGAACTGCTGTCCCGAGTCATGGAAGATGTCGGTGCTGTTCGCAAAGGCGAACGGAATCAGGCACAGAACTTCAACTTCCGTGGCATCGACGCAGTAGTGAACGCTGTGTCCCCAGCCCTGCGTAAGCATGGGGTTGTGGTCACACCCGAAATTGTGTCGAACGATTACACCACCGTGGAGGTTGGCAAGAACCGCACCTCGATGGGGCATTGCCGTGTGACGGTCGCCTACACATTTTGGGCACCGGATGGTTCGTGTGTCACCTCGACGGTTTCGGCAGAGTCAATGGACTCCGGCGACAAAGCAACCGCTAAAGCAATGTCGGTGGCGTTCCGTACCTGCCTGCTGCAAACCCTGTGTCTTCCCACCGACGAGACTGACCCTGACCATGAGGTCTATGAACGTGCCCCCCGCCGTGCAGCCGAACCGAAACAGAAAGTTCAAGAGGTGGTGGACACCGATGAACTGTCACCCGAGCAGCGTCAACAGTTGTTGGCAGCCTGCGCCAAAGCGGGCATCGACCCGAACGTCATGGCCCGTAACGCCGGACTTGAATGGGACGGCGATGTAAAGAACTCGGACATCCCTGCGCTCCGTGAAGCGTTCAAGGAACTTAAAGCGTTTAAGGACGGTCAGTAATGGCAAACAAACGTACTGTTGACCCGACAGGTTCAGAGGCATCAAGCCAGATTGTCGGCATCCGGTTGACCAACACACAGTTGCAGCAGATTGCGACGATGTGCGAGCAGCGTAAAGTGTCCCGTTCGGAATTGATTAGACAGTTAATTAATCAGGCATGGCTTCTCGACCAGCAACCCGAACCGTTTTAGAACACGGCACGGCAAGAGGGTACAAGCGGGGCTGTCGGTGTGAACCGTGCAAGGTGGCGTTGACGGAATACAACCGTTCTCGATACCGGAAACAGCCACGGCTTCCGTTTGACCCGATTCTTGCTGTGATGACATCGCATCAACGAGCCGCACATGAGGCTCTTATCAGGTCTCGGGCTGGGAAAACTGTCAGCGTGTATCAAGCCGACCGGCTGTGCTGCAAGTTGGGTTACCACCCGTGGACGGTCTATGGAGATTTATGGTTCCGAGAACTTTGGGAGAGCAATGAGCAAGCAAAAACAAAAGGGCACACGGGCGGAGAATCAAGTCGTGGAGTTCCTGAAACGTAACGGTTATCCGTATGCCGAGCGTCGTGCTTTGGCTGGGGTGAACGACAAGGGTGATGTGACTGGTATCGGCCCTGTTGTGATCGAGGTCAAAGACCATCAGAAGATCACGTTGTCGGAGTTTATGTCGGAGTTGAAAGAGGAAGTGAACAATGCTGGTGCTCAGACTGGTGTGGCTGTGGTCAAGCGACGGGGTACGTTGCAGGTGGGTGATTGGTATGCCGTGATGCCGGTGTCGTGGTGGGTTGATTTGTTGAAGGAGGCTGGTTACTGATGAACTGGAAACCGTTTAACTCTGGTACGCCGTATACCTGCAAGGACTGTCCGGCTTACGCCGAACTGCAAGACGAGATTGAACGCCTACAGGAAGAACTTGAGGCATCAAAGACTGCGATTAGGGGCTGGATAGAAATGCTGGGTGAAAAGTAATGGCTGACGAAATTTGGGAGTATTACGCCCGTGACGCACAACGAGCCATCGAAACCATTGCCGAGCGTCTGCGTCAAGTCACCGTCGAGCGTGACAGGTGGCGTGACATCGCCTACGAGTATTACCTGACTGACACCGACTGTAGTTGCCACATCTGTGACCTCTACAGGAAGGCTGCTGGCATTGACAACGAAACCGTTTGACCGCACCCTCTACAACAGGGACGACGACGCTAAGGATGATGTCATCCGGTGGGTTGCACGACGCTACGGGTATCACCTGTATGTGAACCCTGACCAGTACGGCATCGATCTGTTGTGTGATAACGGCTGGTCGTTTGAGGTTGAGGTGAAGCACAACTGGTTGGGTGGGAAGTTCCCTTTCAACACGGTGCATTTTTCTGCTCGCAAGTTGAAGTTTGCGAACCGTCAAAGCATCTTTGTCATGTTGTGTTCGAACCGGTCGCAGGCTTTGCTTGTTGCTGGTGATGTTGTGAAACGGTCTCGGGTTGTGCGGAAGGCGACGAAGTACACGGTCGATGAGCAGTTTGTTGAGGTACCTGTTAGGTTCGCTGAGTTGGTTCGGCTAGACTGACCGAATCTGTCTAACACTTGGAGGTTTATGAAACGTAACTGAACCATGTCCGTTGAACAAAGGAGACCATCTTGCGCAAGCGCATCCTGACCCCCTTCATCCTGTCCCTGTCCCTACTAGCAGCAACCACAAGCCCCGCAGAAGCCTCTGAAACGCCCTCAGAGCGACGCAGATGCGACCGGGCAATCGAACTAGCCAAGAAGGTCGGCTGGCGAAATAAAGACCTCCCCAAAATCCGGTACCTGATGTGGCGTGAGTCACGTTGTCAGCACGACTCCATCGGCAGGAACCGTAACACGCTAGGTGTTGTGACCTCCCAAGATTGGGGCTACCTTCAGGTGAACGATGTGTCGTGGGTCACATACCTCCGGAACAAAGGTCTAATAAAAACCAAAGAAGACCTGCTGAATCCCCGAATTAACCTGAAAGCCGGACTACTTTTAGCAGAGTATTCCGAACAGCGGGGACTCGACAGGTTCTACCAATGGCGAACAGGCTGACAACCGAACAACGAAAGCAATACCATCTAAAACATTTGTTCGGTATCAACCTTTCCGACTACAACAAAATGCACGACCGCCAAAACGGTCGCTGCGCAATCTGTAAAAAGAAAGAAACCCGACGCAACCACCGCAGCGGAAAAATCCGATACCTCTCCGTAGACCATTGCCACAAAACGGGGCGTATACGGGGACTCCTCTGCGACAAATGCAACAGGATGCTCGGAATGTTCGAAGATAACACAACCATCATCGCAGCAATGCTCAAATACTTACGGAAGGCGGAACGTGCCAACAAAAAAACAAAAATGGCAATGTGACCGCTGCCACACCCAAGTTGTAACTTTCGTGAAGGTCTCAGAACCTCCAACCCATGTCTGCCCAAAAGCAGCAAACAAACCAAGACAACTATCCCCAAAGGAAGAACAATGAACCACATCACCATCGCCGGAAACGTCTCACAGGAACCCGAACTGCGGGTCACCACCTCAGGCATGAACGTCCTTACGTTCAACGTCGCAGACTCCCACGGCAAAGACGACAAGAAGAAGACTACGTTCCACTCGATCACCGTCTTCGGACAGTTGGCAGAAAACGTCGCAGCATCCATCAAAAAGGGCGACACCGTGCTCGTCTCCGGACGGGTTGAAGTAGACGAATACACGAAGAAAGACGGGTCGAAAGCCAAGTCAATCAAGGTTGTCGCAGACGAAGTTGGTTTCTCAATGCGTTGGAACTCTGTTGTGCCCGACCAGACCGGCACGACGATGGGCGCAATCAAAAAGGCGTTTCCGAACAGCCGAATGGATTTCGCTGACGAGGACGCTTTCTGATGGAAGATTTGACCTTCGAGTTATGGCTTGAGGTCGGTGTCAGGCAGGGGTGGGCAACCGCCCCTGTCTGCTACACACACGACGGCCTACCAATGACCAGCGAAGAAGAACAAGAACTCTACGAAGGCGACCCCTGCATCCACATCATCCGGCTCTGCGAAACACCCGAAGAACAAGCAGCCATCGAAGCCGACCACACACCCTCACAATGGCGACGGTCGAACAGAGGACTGTAGCCTGCGACCATTGCGGGACAGTCCTACGGGCACTAACCGTGTGGACAACCAACGAAACAGCAGGCTGTGACTGTCTCTGCCATAACGCACGACGTTACGACAGCCTGACCTACCGAGAACGGAAGAAACGTGCAAAGACGTAAAGGCTGGTGGGAAGACGCAGCCTGTCAAAGCGCAGGAACCCACATCTTCTTCCCAACAATCCAAAGAGGCGACTGCAAATCCCGCATCACCGCCCTATTTGCAGAAGCCAAAGAATACTGCGACCGTTGCGATGTCCGCATCGAATGTTTGCAAGCACAACTAAAAGTCGAACGGGAAACATACTGTTTCGACGGAATGTGGGGAGGCATGACCCCCTACGAACGGAAAGCGTACGTCTCCGACTTAGAGTGGCAGGAGAAAACGAAAGCCCGCTAGGGAAAGGGGAACCTAGCGGGCTTTCGGAACGCAGTCTAGCAGGGACGTACTAGAGGCGTTCGATTTTGTAGTAACAGTAACAATCCAAGTTACTGCCCTGTGCGCACAGCATAGCCTGTGCCTCCGACAAAAACGGTGTCGCATCGGTTTTCTTTTGCACGAAGTGAAACACTTTCCTGTCGTGGATTGCGTAGTAACCGTTGTTCGATGTGATGATGGGGTGGACAAGCCGGACGATTACCCACCGTTGAGGTGTCAGGTCTACCGACTGTTCGGCTCGTTGCCGAAGACCAGCCAGCAGCCTCATACCGGAACCTCCACAGCGTCAGACCACGGATTCATCGTCACGAAATAGCCGAGACGGTTCACAAACCTGCGACCCTCCACAATCCACAGACCCTCATCGCCTTCAATAAGCGTCCAACATCTGTCATGCGGGATGGCCTGAACAAACTCTATGTCCGTGCCGTAGGTCTCAAACAGGTGACCGTCGAAACCGTAGTCCGTGAAGTTTTGTATCGGTTGGTATTTCTCTCCCCATTCTTCGTAAGTCATCATTCTGCTGCCCTCCGAATAGCGTCCACGACCAGCGCACCGCCACCGCCCAACAGCAGCCCACAGAGCATCCACCAGTCACCGCCAGCAGTCTCAGCATGGTCGAACACAAACCCTGAGGCGAGCACCATGACAAGCCCCGTCAGAGCCTCATGGCGCACCCGACCGTTAGCGTTTCCACCGGAACGAGCAATCACAGCCCGACGGCGTTCCGCCAGCGACAATTCGTGATAGTGACTTTGCTGACGCCACGCCATGACAGCGGGGTGGTCAGGTGACCAATGCTTACGCTCCATGTCGTGCCCCCTGATAGATGTAATCCGCCAAATTATGTGCGTCAGTTGCTTTGACATGAATGACCATCATGCCGTGCATGTCTTCGTGAACGTGGTAGTCAATGCCTACCCAGTCAAGGGTGTCGGCAAGTATTTTTTCGTTAGCGTTCATTGTTCGTTTCCTTTCGCTGCGTCCAAAACCATTTCCGTAATCGCCTCATGAATGTCCTGTGCCAGCCAGTCGTCCATCTTCCGATACGCCCATGACCCCTTCATGGCGGTCATCTCCTCATCGGTTGGTTGCCTGCCCTCGTAACTGAAGAAAGCGTCCCGTAGGTCTTGGGGTACCACTACGGCACCTGTCCAGTCGAAACGTCGCCTCATGTCGTAGAACAGTTCGATGGCTTGGTCTTCTGTCATGTCTGCGAGGTTCATTACGACACCCCCAACACTTGACGGTACTGTGCAAACAAACTGGCTTGCATCTCCTCGATAGCGTTCCGCACCGACTCAATACCCCATGACCAGAACGGTTCCCAAACAATTACGTCCGTGTCGTCCTCACAGACCCACGCCCACAATTCGTCGGCAGGCATTGACTCAGGCAAGTCGCACAGAAAGAACTCCATAGCCTTTCGCAAAGCAAGGTCTGATAGTTGTTTGTCGTCCATCACGCCGTTGCCCCCGTATTCAGAACCAAATCGTCGTCGTCCCACAACAAGGTGCAAGAGATAGAACTAACTGTCTCGTCCGGCTCAGACGCAACCAGTTCCTCCCAGTCCCACTTGTTCGGGTTGTACGGTGTCGTGAGGGTAAAACTGACCCGATACGTTTTCATCACGCCACCTGCCAAGAGGTTGCAACAAACCATTCATTGACGATGAAGTCGCCGTACTCGTTACCGGCAACGATGTTCTCGTCAGACTCCAACCAGTAAAACACTTGGTCGTCGCCGTCAATGTCCTCACCGTCGCCGTCGTAGCCTGCAGGCAACCTGCCGAACCGTTGTTCGATAATGTCCGTTTCGTCACGGTAATGCCCCGTAACAATGTATTGCTGTGTTTTCATTACAGACCCCTTTCTAGGTCTCACACGAACCCCCTTTAGGTTGCGTGTAGTGGGTGGGTAGGACTTGCACCTACCTGTCTGCTAGTCACCCGACGAGGGTCAGAACCCTCGCAACACCCTGCCCAACAGAGCGAACGGTTCCGGTTCACGGTAGTCAGGGTTAGGTTCCCTGACCATCGTTCCGCCCATCGCCTTGACTTGGTGCTTGACGTTATCGAGGTGCGATGAGATACCGCCACCGTAGCCTCGCCCACCTGACCAATGCCAGCCGTTCGACTTTCGGTAGATGACCTCGGTTCGCCCGTCTTCCCATGTAATGACCCAACGGGTCTTTGTGTTGTTCATTGTGTCCCTTTCTGTTTTGTGTAGCCCCTTTGACTACAGAACCATCTTAGCCTATCGTGTAACGCTTGTCAAGGGGTAAACCTGTGACTCTTGTCACACCCAAGACATTTACCTAAACCCTAAGTCTAAACCTTCCGTCTAATTCCCAACCAACTCGGGCACGTTCATCTCGTACACAATGTCCCGAACCGTCTCCCCCTTATCGTCGTCAGACATGAACGGTTCGATACCCCCAAGAGCGTTGTGTTCGATAACGATAGGTCGCCCGTATGCGTCCGTACCTTTGCACAGTTCGACCACGAACACTTGGTATCCATAGTTCAGAATGTCTTGCACCGCCTGACGCAACTTTTTCTTGTGTTCGTAGGTGACCCAACCTTTGCGCAGGTCGTCGGGTGGTTGCCACCAAAACGTGTCACGTTGCGTACTTATCTTTTCTGCCATACCGTCGAAACCGTCAGGACGTTGCCGTTGGTAGTCATGTCGCCCGATACAGGCAACCTTGCCGAGACCTTCGTCGTCGTCTATGGAATGGTATTCGTCAGGTTCTTCACGGAACCTAAGCGTCATACCGTCGCCAATGTCTAGCGTTCCGTCTAGTGCCAGTTCGTAGGCTTGTTCTTGTGTCAGTTCCATTCGTCCACCTCGCTCTCACACTCTGAACAATGGTAACCCTGTAAATCGTCCACGTTGCACAGAAACACGGGGTGCTTGTCGTTCCCTTCGGGGTCGGTGTCGGGCAAACTGTCCCCACAAGACTTACAGAACAGTTCCGTGTAGTAGGCGTACCCTATGACCTCGTACGCTTTACGGTATGGAATAGTTTTCATTAGTTGCCACCCGTCTTGCCGAACACCGTGTAACCAGCGTGAAGAAGAATCTCCGCAACAACGTCCATGCACTCCCCGTCGCTGTAATCCTCAGACGGCAATTCCAATGCTTCGATAATCTCCGCAATAATCTTCTCGTAATCTTTCATTAGTTGTCCCCTTCGATTTTGTAGTAAATGTTTTCCTGAACTTGCTCGCCGTATTTCTCGCCGTGACGTTCCGTGTCCCAAAACCCGTACATCAGGTCGGTTATAAATTCGTCCGTGTCGAGATGGTCGGGGATTGTGAACGTCACCGTAAATGTTGCCATTAGTTGTCTCCCTCTACTTCTGCTACGTCCCACGGCTTTTCCCACTCTGAGTCACCGTCACAGTCAAGAACATACAAATCATCTTCCGACAATTCGTAATACTTTTCCATAGCGTCGTCGGCGTTGTCTGCCTCGATAAAGTAGCGATGGTTGATGCTTTCCGTGACTTGCACAATGTATTTCTTCATTAGTTGTCCCCTTTGTGCCAGTAATCCTGTGACCATTCCGCTAGCCCATCGTTCCACAGGTTGCGTAGTTGTTCTACTTGCTCTGCCGAAAATTGTTCGTGCCAGTTCGTCGTCGTGCGCCGTGCCGAGGCAACCAACCTAACGACGGCATCTTCTAGTTCTTGTTTCTTCATTAGTTGTCCCTTTCTATGTCCCGAACCATGTCTTTTACCTTGTCGGGCAAGTCTGCCCAACTAATGCGTCGGTGACCGTGACGGTAACGGTACGCCCGTGCCATGTGTAGTGGCGTAGACTGCCACCCTGAGAACGTCCCTGTGGCGTTCGTCCCGAGGTACATGACCTCGCCGTGTGAGATGACGTTCACGAATACCGTGTATCGGTCTACGAACTTGTCGCCTACGTCGAAACAGTCTACAACGTAGTCGGGTGCCCCGTCTCGCCATTGTTTCCCTGCTCGCCTGATAGTTGTCTGTCCCATTAGTTGTCCCTTTCATTCAGTTGTTCGGTCTTTATCCATGAATGGCAGTCGTCTCTGTCTAACCAAGAGTCCCGCCCGTTCGGGAGACGGACGAACGCATTAGCGAACGTGTCGTAAATCCCCCAATAGGTAGTTGCGAATAGGTGTCGTCGTACTTGGTATCTGTCCATTAGTTGTCCCCGTTCGTATCGGTCGGGTGCGTAGCGCACCACCAACAAACAATGTCGTCGTGACTATCTGACCAAACTGGCAGATAGTTGTCGTGCGTTTCAGTCATGCCGTCCCCACAGGTCGGGCAAGGTATGCCAGTTTTCATTAGTTGTCCCTTTCTATTTGTTCGGTGCGTCCGTCACGAAGTTGTATTCGTTCGCCGTGACGTAACAGTCAATGACCCGTGCGTCCTTGTAGTAGAAGTCCACTACCTTGCGGTATGCCTCAGGTGCCGAATGTGCGTCCACATAGTGGGTGGCGAGGATAGGACGGGGAGAGGGTTCGTTAGTCCCCGTGCGGTAGACAATTTGCACCATGTGGGTTTTCATCGTGCCACCTTGTGCAGGTCTTTCTTGCGCATGACTTCGGTCTCGTCTACGACGAACCGAACGTCATCGTTGAAGTTGAGACTTGTGTAGAGACCCCGAAGAACTTCGGTGGCGTGATGAATGTATGTGGCGTAGCCATGTCCGTAGGTGAACCCCGTTAGGGTCTCCTTGTCCCCGTCGGGGTGGACTACCGCCAGAGAGTAGTAACTATTTCCGTTGGGTTTGTCGAACCAACGTCGTGCGCATAGCACGAACACTTTCTTTTCCATTCTTTGTCCCTTTTCTTTTGTGTTGCCTACCTTTTGGTAGGTAGTCCCCTAGTAGGTCGTGAACCTACGCCGACAGTATCGGGCTAGGGGTGGGCGTGTCTAGCGAACCGAGACGCTTGCGTCAATGTCAATGTCAAAGTCAAGATTAGACACCGCATCAGCGACGGCATCTTCGACCGCCGAAGTGAAGTCGGGGTGCTCGATGACTTCCCCGACAAGTTCGTGCGCCGTCGTCTCCTTGACGTATTGCACGATGGCACGGGCAAGGTCAATAGCCAGTTTTTCGATGTGTTCCATTAGTTTTCCCTTTCTGTAATGTTCCACGTGGAACATCTTGTCCCTTGTGTTTCACACTCTAGCAAGTGTGGAACGCTTTGTCAAGTCCTTCGGGTGTGAACTTTGTCACACTCTCCGAACCTACCCTGTCGGGGTCTCCCCTGACCTGATGAAACTACTGTAGCACAGTTCGGGAGACATTGCAAGTCTTTTCTATGTGACTCTTGTCACACCCCACAAACGAACACACGTTCGACCATACGAACATACGTTCGGGGTCGGACAGTATAGCACACTCGCCACCAAAAGTCAAGGTGACACATGTCACACAAACACACGTTCGCCCCAACAAGTAAGGCACACCTAACAACCAAGAGAGAATGAGAATGATTCTCACAACCAACCATTCCACAATACGGAACATACAAGTAGCAGACAAGTTGCTAGGCGTTGGTCGGAATTGACTACCGAATTACTTTCTCTCCGCAATTAACTGCCCGATTAGTTTCAGCCTACAACCGTTGGGTGGTAGTGGCAGGAAAGTCTAGACGGAAAGTCTGGCAGAAAAGTCGGGTGCTGGTGGGGAATCTGTCTAGGATTTCGGTCTAGACTAAACGTCCAACTGGGGGTGTGCCGAGGCTACGCAGCGGGGGGCTATATGTATATCGGTTTTGCCTAGATTCACTCTTTGGGCGTGTGTCGGGTTTGGTGGCTGTGTGTGGCCGGGTGGTCACTGTGGGTGGTTGGATGTTGAGTGTGTTACATATAGGTTTTGGGCTGTGGCCTCTAAGCGTGTAACACTCGGGCCATGTTAGAAAAAGAAAAACGGGAAAAAGAAAAAGATCGGTCCGGGGAACTTGGCTCACCCCGTTGCAGTCCTTTGATGCTCTTGAAGGCAACCGAGCCTCCGGCGAGGGCGGCAGCCGGGAGCGCAGCGACCGGAACACAAGCCTGTAACTCCGGACAGTCTTGTTTAGTCCCCCCCACGCTTTACAACCCTAAAAAGTTGACGGTGGCCGTGACCAAGATTTCAAGCCGACACCGTGTATGTCTTTTTCTTCCCCTCAACGTATCTGGCAGGGTCCGTTCTATGTCTCGTTACTAAGTAACCTGTCAGGCGTTTGTGCATGGGAGGGCGGTCCCCGTTACCGGCCACTTGTACCCGTCTCGCTTCCCATGCGTGTTCTTAGCGAGGTAAGGGTCATGCTTGCCCCGCCTGTCTTCCCGACGGTGGGGACTTGATGAATTGAGATCAGTATAGCAGAGTCGAGTACTGGCAGTACAGTCCGCCTCTTAGCCTTCCGGAAAGTGAGCGTCCTCCCACAGATAAAAATCTGGCTTTCCTTGGGTACCAGTATTCGAAGTGCAGACCGGTTATCCAAACAAAGGTTTGGGCCAGCCCACGAAAAGTATACACAAGTCTGTTATTCTTTGCAACACGATGGGAACCAAAAGGGCAGTCTCACCTGCCGACAAAGCAAAATTTTTTGCTTCTATCGCCGCCGGTAAAAACATTACTGAGTCGTGCCGTATCGCTGGGGTGCACATCAACACCGGGTCAAGGTGGCTGAAACGGGCGAAAGAACTAGAGGCGAAGTCTAAAGAGGCGCAACATAAAGCGTCCCACGGTTACGGTGCGGGTGGAGTCCAAGGGCGGGCCTACCAGGATTTGATGGAAGCAATCGACCTTCCTGGCGCTATCGCCCACGACCAACTGTGCGACGAAGCCAAAAGAGGTTTAGAGGATTTCGATTTCTTCCGCAGTTACTACCTCGGTCGTGTCCCCTCACCATGGCAGGTAGAGGCAGCAGTCACCCTGATCGAACTGTTGGAGTCGGAGGAGAAAGAGTTCGTTGTTCTGAACGTCCCTCCGGGTGCAGGTAAATCAACCCTGTTTCACGATGTGGCGGTGTGGGCTATCTGCCGCAACAGGCGTGTCCGAGTAATGATCGGCTCGGTTTCCGCCGCCATGGCGAAACTGTATTCCCGACGTATCCGTGAAACCTTAGAACGAGTCATGCCACTAGAACCAGACCCCATCCAGGTCGATAAAGGTTTGGCGGTCAATGCGAAAGGTTGCTTACAGATCGACTACGGTAGGTTCAAACCTTCCGACAAGGGCGCTTTGTGGCGGGCAGAAGAATTCGTTGTAGAACAATTAGATGGGAATGGTCTTGACAACAAAGAACCCACAGTTCGTGCTTACGGCATCGAATCCGAATTCATTGGTCACCGTGCCGACCTCTGTCTCTTTGACGACGTTGCCTCGCCAGACAACGCCAGGGAATCGGTTGCGAGAGACAAACTGTTGGAAAGATGGGACAATGTGGCCGAGGCTCGTGTTGACCCAGGCGGTCTACTTGCAGTCGTCGGGCAGCGTCTCGGGTCCGGTGACCTGTACGCCCATTGCCTCTCAAAAATAACTTACGACGACGACATCGACGACCTCTACGACGGCTCCGATATTACGAACCCGGAGGATTTGGAGAGGATTGAACCGGCGAAACGGCAGAAGTACCGCCACATCATCTACAAAGCATATTACGAAGAACTGGATACTGGGAAAGAATCGAAACGGTACAGCGCACCCGCCTACCCCAACGGGCCACTCCTCGACCCGAAACGACTCCCGTGGAAAGACCTGTCCTATATCCGGTACAACAAACCCGATATTTTCCGTGTCGTCTACCAGCAGGAAGACCTCGACCTTGATTCCCGTCTTGTTGACCGGACTTGGATTGTCGGCGGCAAAGGCGTAGACGGCGTAGAGTACAACGGTTGCATCGATCAGGACCGGCAACACGGCTACATCGACCGGGGCCTCTCCCATCCGTGGATATCGATAGCGGCAGTAGACCCCTCACCCACAATGTTCTGGGCACTCGTCTGGATTATCTACCAGCCAGAGACCAATATCTTTCACATCGTGGATATTGAGCGGACGAAACTGACCGCTGAAGAACTCCTCGGCTACGACACCACCACCGGGGCGTACTCCGGCATCATGCAAGAGTGGCAGGACCGGTCCAACGATCTCGGCTACCCCATCTCCCATTGGGTTGTCGAAATCAACGCCGCCCAACGCTTCCTCCTCGCCCACGACTTTGTGCGCAAATGGCAGACACGGGAACAAGTCAACGTCGTCCCTCACCAAACCCACCGCAACAAGATAGACGAACAACTTGGCGTTGAGGCCCTTCTCCCGCCGCTGCTTCGTACCGGCAACCTGCGGTTCCCCACCATGCGAGGCAACTGGAAAACTTTGGCTGCGGTCGAAGAACTCTGCGCATGGCACCGAGATAAGAAGAACGGCACCGACATTGTGATGGCGCTCTGGATGGCAGTCCTCAACCTGCCGAACCTGACCCGAGTGAAAAAGCCGCCGAAACTGTGGCGGCCCTCATGGTTATTGAACTGACTATGCTATTTTGTTGGACGGTCGCTGGCGAGAGGTCCGAATGAAATCAATCGAAGAAATCGTTGCTCTCTATAAAGAACGATATGAGGCTAAAGGTCCTGTCCTTGAACAGATGCGTGAAGTGCGCCGCCTCGCCAACGGTGACGTTGTTGTTCCGTTGAACGAACTTGATAGAAACACGAAAACTTCGGTAGCAAACCTTCTCGTTCAAGGTCTCGACCAGATGTCGATGCGTGTCGCATCTACGATGCCCGCACCATACTTCCCCGCACTTCGGGAAGGCCAGGAGCGTTCGAAGAACATGGCCCGTGACCGTAAACGGGCAATGCTTTCCATTTGGGACCAGAACCGCATGAACCAAAAGATGCGGCACCGGGCACGACACCTGCTGGCATACAGCGAAGCACCCGTGTTCATCAAACCGAACTTCGATAAGCGTCTCCCCGAATGGCATCTCCGTAACCCGCTTGACACGTTCGCTGCACCGATCGTTGACCCAACAAACCCGGTCCCCGAAAACGTCATCTTCACCTACAACCGCACCTACCGCTGGCTGATGCAAAACTACGGCCCGCTGCTCGATGGCCGCCTGAAGGTCGGTGACCCGTCATGGGACACCCTGTTCACCATCCTCGAATACGTTTGCGACAACGAAATCGTCACAGCAGTCATGGGCACCTCCGCTGAACGTAACCCTGTAACCGGACAGATGTATCAAGGTGCACACGTTATTGAACTGTCCCGCATCCCCAACAAGACAGGTATGCCACTTGTTGTCGTTCCTCGCCGCATCAACCTTGACCGGCAGAAGGGACAGTTCGACGGAATCCTCGGAATGTACTACACCCGTGCACGTTTGACTGCCCTCACCGAAATCGCTATCGAACGAGGAATCTTCCCCGACGAATACCTGATCGCCCGCCCCGGCGAAAACCCGGAGATCATCCAGATCGCAGACGGAAAAACAGGCCAGTTGGGTGTCGTAAAGGGTGGCGACATTCAACAGTTGCAGTTAAACCCCGGCTACAAAACAGATGTCGCACTCGACCGCCTCGAACGACAGGAACGTTTGGAGGGTGCAATCCCCGCAGAGTTCGGTGGAGAATCCGGCACCAACATTCGCACAGGCCGCCGAGGCGAATCCATCCTCTCCGCAACAGTCGATTTCCGTGTCCAAGAATCACAAGAAGTATTGGCCTCGGCACTTCTTGAAGAAGACAAAATTGCTATCGCACTAGAAAAAACGTATTGGGGTAACGCCTCCAAATCGTTCTTTATTCCCGGCATGGGCGGCGGAATTAAGGACTACACACCGAACAAACTGTGGGAAACCGACTTCCACTATGTTGCATACTCGGCATCGGGTTCCGATGTGAACTCTTTGACGGTAACATTGGGCCAGTTGCTTGGCACCGGCCTCATCTCCAAGGAATCTGCCCGTGAAGCGTATCCGCTTATTTCTGACCCAGAGTTGGAACGTGACCGTCTGGTCGCTGAAGGTATCGAGTCGGCGCTACTCCAGTCGATACAGGCGCAGGCTTCGGACCCGAACGGCCCCTACCAGCCTGATGATTTGGCTTTCATTGCAGAAAAGGTTGCATCAAACGCAATGTCTCTACCTGCGGCTATCCAAGCAGCACAAAAACGTGCGCAGGAACGACAGGCAACACCCGCACCTGTAGGCGCACCCGAAACAATGCCCGGTTTGGCGATGCCCGGAATGGGTGCAGAACAGCCGATGGGTCCGCCGCAACCGTCAGTTGAAGGCTTGTTGGCACAACTCGGAGGAATGTAGTGGCCCAACAGTATTCGAACCGTTCCGATCTGCGTAACCCTGCACAGAAAGTTGCTCGACAAGCAGCAACAGGACAAACCTACGGTGAAGCAGGACGCCAGATGGCTGCACAACGAGCCGTCCCGATGGCAACATCGCCCGCTGAGGCACCTGCACCGCAACGGCCTCGCCCTACACCTGGTTCGCTCGGTGCTTTGGACCGTCCGACGGAACGCCCAAATGACACGTTGGCACCCATCTATCAAAACACGCCAACAATGTTTAACCCTGCCGACCCCGTGTTGGAAGAACTATCGATGCTTTACGAACAGTACCCGAACGATGACCTCGCCAACTTGCTGTCGGCTTTGAGGTTCGGTGGCTGATGGATTCACCTGAGACAGAAGACGCAATTTGGAACACAATCGCCGCCGAAGAACGGCAACGTGAACAACTAAAAGCAACATTGACCCCGCAGGTCGCTCAACGTGCAGGTGTTCTCCACAACCTGTACCCGTTTCTTGACGGTGGCGTCAAACTATCTGCTGCTAAAGCCGGGTTGACCGATGAACAAGTGTTGGGTATCGCTAAATCTGCTGCCCGTGTCAAACCGCAGATAGATGAAAACAAGAAAAGTAAAAAGAACTGGCTGCAACGCAACATTGTAGACAAGTTGAAGACAGGTTCCCGTTACGGTTTCGCTGCACTCCAGTTGCCAACAGACCTTATCCAAGGTGCGGCATCACAAGCGTTCGACGACAAGCCTGGTGTGTCAGGTTTCTTTATTTCGACGGACCTCGGTTCGCTTATCGCTAACGACACGGAAGCCGGAACAGGTTTCTTTATGGGTGGCCGTGCCCGTGAACTACAAGCGGAAC